CTCTTTAGGTATTAATCCTGTTGCTACTTTCCCAGGAAATGGCACAGTATTATATGGAGATAAAACATTACAATCTAAACCTTCTGCTTTTGACCGTATTAACGTTCGTAGATTGTTTATTGTGTTGGAAAAAACCATTGCTAAGGCAGCACAATATTCATTGTTTGAATTCAATGACGCCTTTACACAAGCACAATTTGTTGCTTTGGTAACTCCATTCTTACGTGATGTACAGGGTCGCCGTGGTATCTATGACTTTAAAGTGGTTTGTGATTCTACAAACAACACTCCACAAGTTGTTGATGCTAATCAATTTGTTGGTGATATCTACATTAAACCTGCTCGTTCTATCAACTTTATCCAGTTGAACTTTGTTGCTGTAAGAACTGGTGTTGATTTCAGTGAAGTCGTTGGACAGTTCTAATAAATAACTAACGATATAGGAGAAACAGAATGGCATTCAATGTAACAGAATTTAGGTCTCAACTGGTTGGTGACGGTGCCCGTCCCAATCTGTTTGAAGTAACTTTAACATTTCCAACAATCGCAAATAATTCCACACTGGCTGGCCAGAAATTAAGTTTTATGGCCAAGACAGCACAGTTACCAGGTTCAACGGTCGGTACTGTACCAGTTTACTACTTTGGTCGTGAAATGAAATTTGCTGGTAATCGTTCATTTACTGACTGGACTTTACAGATCCTTAATGACGAAGATTTCGTAATCCGTAACTCTATTGAGTCTTGGATGAACGCTATCAATAGTCATGCAGGTAACGTAAGAAGTGGCGCAGCAACTAATCCTTCTGGATATAGTGTTGATGCTGTAGTTACTCAATACGGTAAAGATGGTTCAGCAATTAATGCTTACAACTTTGTTGGAATGTTCCCACTTGACTTAGGTGCGATTGATTTAGATTGGGGTTCAAATGACGCTATTGAAGAATATTCAGTAACATTTGCATACCAATACTGGACAAACGTTGCTTCAACCGACAGTTAATTTACACTATTATACGAAAGGGACTACGGTCCCTTTCATTATGTTTTTTTGATTTGGACTAAAATACGATGGCAAATAAATTCTCTCTCTTTGGTTTTACGATTGCTCGGGATGAATCCGACAAGGAAAAAACCGACCAGCAATCGTTCTCACCACCATCTAATGACGATGGCGCTCTTACTATTACCTCTGCGGCTTACTATGGCACATACGTTGACTTAGACGGTACTGCCAAGAATGACGTAGAACTTATTTCCCGTTACCGTGAAATGGCAATGCAACCAGAGATTGAATCGGCAATCGATGATATCGTTGGTGAAGCCATATGCGAAGATGATGATGGTACTACAATCAAGTTAGTTCTGGACAACTTACAACAGCCAGACAAAATTAAAAATGCTATCAAAAAAGAATTTGATACCATTTGCCGATTATTAAACTACAAGAGTATGTCACAGGACCTATTCCGTAGATATTATGTGGATGGACGATTATTCTTCCATATCATTATTGACCAAGAAAATCCAGCGGCAGGTATTAAAGAACTCCGTTATATCGATCCTCGTAAACTCCGTAAGATTCGTGAAATCAAAAAACAAAAAGACGAACGTACTGGTGTGGATGTTATGAATGTGGTAAATGAATACTACATCTATAATGACAAGGTGACTACAGGATCGTCTCAAAATTTTGGACCTATCGGTGTACGTATTACTACTGACTCCATCATCTCCGTTGTTTCTGGTCTTATGGACAGTCGTAGGGCAGTTGTGTTATCGTACTTACACAAAGCAATTAAGCCACTTAACCAGTTAAGGATGATTGAAGATGCCACAGTCATTTATCGTATCAGTCGTGCTCCTGAACGCCGTATTTTTTATATTGACGTGGGTAACCTTCCAAAATTAAAAGCGGAACAATACCTTCGTGATATCATGGTCAAGTATAAGAACAAACTGGTATACGATTCAAATACTGGTGAAGTTCGTGATGACCGTAAACACCTTTCTATGTTAGAAGATTTCTGGTTGCCACGCCGTGAAGGTGGAAAAGGTACAGAGATTTCTACATTACCTGGTGGCCAAAACTTAGGTGAACTGGAAGATGTTAAGTATTTCGAAAAGAAATTATACAAATCACTTAACGTACCTATCTCACGTTTAAATCCAGAATCTTCTGGTTTCTCATTAGGTCGTTCAACAGAAGTTACCCGTGATGAAATTAAATTCTCACGATTTGTTGAGAAGTTGCGCAGTAAATTTACCGATATGTTCGATCAGGCACTCCGTGTCCAGTGTGTACTTAAAGGTATTTGTACAAATGATGAATGGAAAGAATTCCAAGATGACATCCACTTTGACTTTATTCGTGACAACAACTTTACAGAATTAAAAGAAGCTGAGTTGATGACTAACCGTTTACAATTGTTGAGTGCTGTTGATGCCTATACTGGACGTTATTTCTCACAGTCTTGGATTCAACGTAATGTTCTTCGTTTAACCGATGATGAGATTGGTGAAATGCAGAAAGAAATGGATGAAGAAAAAGAAGCAGGTCTTGGATTACCAGTTGGTGTTATGAATGACGTGGCACAACAACAAATGATGTCACAAGTACCAGGTCAACCACAACACCCATTAGACCAAGAACACGAAGCAGAAATGGCCAAACAAGCGGCCAAAAAAACTAATACCTAATAAGTTATTATAAATATTTTGATAGGAGATTCAAATGGATACAAGACAAATTATAGATTACGCAATGGAAGATAACGGTGTTGAGTTTAGAAACGCCTTATATGCTACTATTCACGACAAAGTAACTGCTCATATTGAAGCAGCCAAACAAGCCGTGGCACAAAATTATTTCAACCAAGATAATTCGGATGAAAACGCTTAAACAATTCATGGTTGAAGCCAAGAGTCCTAGTCAAAAGACTATGGATCCTCCTTCGGTTTTAATAATGAAAAGGAAATCTGTTCGTCAGTTTCCAAATGGACAACGTGTGGCATTATACTATGTGGATAAGATAGATAAATATGTGACAGTACCATATGAAGCAATGCAATGGTCCACATCAGTACCAGAAGAATTTAAATAGGATAAAGAATGGCCAACATTTATACATACGAAGTTTTAAAAGACACTACACAGAAAGCCGTTATTAAATTAACGGCCAACTTTGATGGTTCTGGCCAAGAAAATAATGTTTCTCGTATTCAAGCAAACACTTTGTTTGGCGCTTTAGATGCCAATAATGTTCCTCTTTATACTTCATTGAGTGTAAGTAACACAGCATTACCATATTACGGTATCACAATTTCACGAATTGGTTACAATATTGCTTCACAACAAAAAGGTTATGTTGAGTTGTTCTGGTCTGCTTCCAATCCAGCAAATAACAAACCTATCTTTAATATGGACCTATGTGGTCAATATTCAGAAGAACAAGGTATGGTTACTATTCAAAATAACGCTGTTGGTGCTACAGGTGATATTGGTGTACAAACTGTTGGTTTAGTTGCTAATTGTGCTTACACATTAATTGTTGAATTACGTAAAGACAATGCTTACTATGACCGTGGTCAGTTCCATGATCCTGCTGCATTCAACTATACACCATATAACTTGAAGCCATAATATGTCAAATAAATTTACATACCAAGTTCTTAGAGATACTCAAACTGACGCCATCATTAAATTGACAGGTGTATTTGACGGTATTTCCGGTGGAGAATTGAATGTTTCTCGTATTCAAGCAAACACACTATCTAGTGCTTTAGATGCTAATGGTGTTTTATTACACACTTCGGCCAGTTTAAGTAATACTGCTTTACCATATTATGATTTACAATTAACTGGTGTAAAATATTACGTAAACTTTCCAACATCAAATATTGGTGGCGTGGAAATATTTTGGTCAGGTAATAACACAGGTACTGCGGCATCTGCTTATGCTAACTCAGCAACCATTTTCCATTTAAACTTACAAGGTGAGTTTGGACTTGGTGAACAGTTGCCTTCTATTATGAATAACTCTGGTGATGGTGTACGTGCCAACACTATTGGTAACGGAGATATTGGTATTCAAACTACTGGCGGTACTGCAAATAGTGCATATACATTGATTATTACTTTACGTAAAAACAACTCAATGTATCAACGTGGTCAGTTTAATGATCCTGCTGCATTTAACTATACTCCGTATAATTTAAAACCATAATTTAAAGGTCACTAAGAACCATGAAATTAATTAAAGAAATCAACGAAACGGTAAATTATATTACCGAAGGTTCAGATGGTAAAAAAGAACTCTTTATTGAAGGTCCTTTTCTTGTTTCCGAAAAGAAAAACAAAAACGGTCGTTTATATGAATATAGTACAATGAGAAAAGAAGTTCATCGTTATACTGAAGAATACATTAACAAACATCGTGCATTTGGAGAACTTGGTCATCCAGACACTCCAACCATTAACTTAGACCGTGTATCACACATGATTGTTGGTCTAAGAGAAGATGGTACACAATGGATTGGTAAAGCAAAAATTCTTGATACACCAATGGGACAAATTGCCAGAAGCCTTATTGAAGGTGGCGCACAATTGGGAGTTTCATCAAGAGGCATGGGTTCATTGAAAAATGTTAACGGCGTTAATGTTGTTCAGAACGATTTTTATCTAGCCACAGCGGCAGATATTGTAGCAGACCCTTCCGCACCTGGTGCTTTTGTACAAGGTATCATGGAAGGTAAAGAATGGATGTTAGTCAATGGTGTTTGGACTGAACAGGATCACTCAAAAGCGATACAACAAATTCGCAAAGCTTCACGTAGAGAGATTGAAGAAGTTAGTCTACACATATTTGAAAACTTCATGAAAAAACTTTAAATATAAATATATCCAATAAATCAAGGAGATTTTCAAAATGGGAAAATTTAATCTGTCCGAAGCCGCTAAAGCAATCTTGGCTGAAGGTTCAAAAGAAACGTTTGACA